AGTTTTCGCGGGTGTCAGAGGCTCTGTGATGGCTGCGGTGGCCGAGATGGTTGGGACGCTGCGTGTCTGCGTCGGCTGTGGTGAAGAGTTCGAGGACCGGGGGAGGTCGGCGCCGCGCAGCTACTGCTATTCGTGCCGGCCGGGGGCGGTAGTCGCGCAGCCTGGGCGATCGCGTAAGCCTGTCAGGGGTAAGCCGTTCACGGTCGAGCATTTCCGGGGGTGGTCGGGTCGGTTCAAGCTGAAGGACGGCCGCCGGTTCAAGCTCGAGCCGTACCAGGCCCTTTTTCTCGAGGATCTCTTCGCTCGCGACGGCGAGGGTAAGACGGTGTATTGCGAGCTCTGGTTGGTGGTGCCGGAGGGGAACGGGAAGACGACGTTCTTCGCGCTCGTGACGCTCTACGTGCTCGCGTTCGTGCCGGAGGCGTGGGTACCTGTGGCGGCGTCGGCGCGGGATCAGGCGGTCGATCTGACGTATCGGATCGCGGCCGGGTTCGTGAAGCGCAATGATCTCGAGGATGCCTACCGGCTGCATCCGGGCTACCGGCAGATCGTACATCGGGAGTCGGGTGGCGTGGCCAAGATTTTCGCGTCGGATGCGGCGTCGGGTGATGGTGTCGATCCGACCCTGGCTCTGATCGAGGAGCTTCACCGGCTGACGGACATGAGTCTGTATGAGACATGGGCCGGGAAGGTGGACAAGTCGGATGGGCAGTTGATCGTGGCATCGACGGCCGGGGAACCGGGGAGCGCGTTCGAGGAGCTGCGCGAGCGGATTCGGCAGGCGGCGACGGACAGCCACCGTGACGGTTGCTTCCTGCGCGCGGCCTCCGGCGGGGTGGTCTTGCACGAGTACGCGATTCCCGAGGACGGCGACCCGGAGGACCTCGAGCTCGTCGCGCAGGCTAATCCGTTCTCCGCCAAAACGGTCGAGCAGTTAGCGAAGAAGCGGACGAAGCCGTCATGGAGTCTCGCTCACTGGCAGCGGTTTACGTGCAACCTACCGACTCGGGGTGCGAGCGCCGCGATTACTGAGCGTGAGTGGGCGGCGGCGCGTTCGGACCGGCTGATCCCGGCCGGCGAGCGGGTGTGGGCCGGGCTGGATCTCGGCTGGAAGTTGGACACGACGGCGCTGGTACCGCTTTGGTGGGAGAGCGATCACTTCCGCCTCTTCGGGCCGGCGGTGGTGCTGGAGCCGCCGCGAAACGGCGACATGCTGGCGGTCGACGACGTGAAAGGGGCGATCATGCAGCTTGACGCCCGAAACCCGATCGTCAGTCTGGTGATGGACATGACGGACGGTGCGGATATCGCGCAGTGGGCGTCTGACGAGCTAGGGCTCGTCGTGGTCGACCGTTCCCAGGGCAACCCGGCCCTAGTCGGCGACTACTCGGCTTTCATGGCGGGGCTTCGTGGGCACGTCCTCTTTCATTCCGGCGACCGGGGGCTGACAGATCATGCACTGAACGCGACGGCGCGCGTGCTGCCGAACGGTGACGTTCGTTTCGCGCGGCCGAAGCAGGCGAGGCTGAGGTCGGATCTCGGGCAACGCGCACGGGTGTTCGATGCGTTGCAGGCGGCGGCGATGGTGCATTCGGTCGCGGCGACGCCTGCGCCAGCGGAGATGGCATTCGCTTGGGGGCCGGCATGAAGCTCCGTGCTCTCTTCGGCTCTCCCGTCCGCGGTGTGAAGTCGCTCGCCCGCATGGTCTTTCGACGCAACCCGATTCGTAACTTCCTCGTCTCCCGGTCGAAATACGACTACATGAAGGACGTCGGCGACGGCACCGGCTCGAGCACGGTCATGGCCCCCCTGTTGTGGATCGCCCGCACGTTCCCGGAGGCGCCACCGATGCTGTGGCGCCAGTTCGAGGACGGCCACGAGGAGATGGAGCGCGCCCACCCGATGCTCCGGCTTTTGCAACGGCCGAACCAGCATTTCTCCGGGTCGATCCTCTGGATGGCGACGCTGATGGACTGGTACGTGGACGGCAACGCCTACTGGCTGAAGCTACGCAACGGTGCCGGCAGGCCGGCCGAGTTGTGGTGGGTACCATCGTGGGTGATCGAGCCGAAGGGCGACGAGACGACGCTCGTCACGCACTACGAGTACAAGCCCGAGTTCGAGACGGTCAACGTCGCCGTCGACGACGTCGTCCACTTTCGCTTCGGCATGGACGGCGACGACCCGCGCAAGGGTCGCTCGCCGCTGAAGAGCGTGCTCCGCGAGGTGTTCACGGACGATGAGGCCGCGTCGTTCACCGCGAACCTACTGCACCACATGGGCGTGCCCGGCCTGATGGTCAGCCCGGACTCCGACAGTCCCCCGAGCGAGGAGGACGTGCTGGCGACGAAGGAGTACCTGAAGTCCGCCTTCATCGGCGACAAGCGCGGTGAGCCGCTCGTGATGCGCGGGAAAACGAAGGTCGAGCAGTTCGGCTTCTCCCCGGAGCAGCTTCTCCTGAAGGAGCTTAGGCGGATCCCGGAGGAACGCGTGTCTGCGGTGCTCGGCGTTCCGGCGATCGTCGCCGGGCTCGGCGCCGGCCTCGACCGCTCGACATTCACGAACTACCGTGAAGCGAGGGAGGCGGCTTACGAGCAGACGATCATCCCGACGCAACGGATCCTCGCGGAGGACATTCGCTTTCAGCTCCTGACCGATTGGGAATCGGATCCGTGGGCGTGGCGCGCGGGCTTCGACCTGAGCTCGGTGCGGGTATTGCAGGAGGATATGGACTTGCTCGCGACCCGCCTGAACGTGGGTGTGCAGGGCGGCTGGGTGAAGCGCGCGGAGGCACGTCTGGCGATGGGACACGCGGTCGCTACCGATGGCTCGGACGACGTGTATCTGATCCCGTTGAACGTGGCGGAGGTGCCGGCGGACGGGTCGCCTCATCGGACCTTCACGCCGCCCCCGGGTACGGATCGTCGCGGTGCCGGGCCACCGAACGGGGCCGCAGAACTGACCAGTGAGGAGCTACGAGAGGTGGTGGCATGAGCAAGTACCCGCAGATCATCAAGGCGATCAGCGAAGCACCGTGGGCGATCCTGCCGGAGAAGCTGGCAGTGATCCGTGAGTTGATCGCCTTCCGGGCTGAGGGGCACCGGCTGACCGACGAGGAGATCCAGGCCAGGATCGGCGTGGCCCCGCAAAGGCAGGCGGCGGTGACGCAAGGGTCGGTTGCGATCCTGCCACTGTTCGGGGTGATGGTCCCGCGGGCATCGCTGATGTCGGACATCAGCGGCGGCACCTCAGTAGAGGGGTTCTCCGCCATGTTCGCCGCTGCCGTCAACGACCCGCAGGTCGACGCGATCTTGCTCAACATCGACTCGCCCGGCGGCCTAACCGACCTGGTGCCGGAGCTCGCGGCGCAGATCCGGGGTGCGCGCGGCCAGAAGCCGATCGTCGCGATCGCGAACACAGACGCAGCGTCGGCCGCCTACTGGGTTGCCGCGCAGGCCGACGAGGTGGTCGTCACTCCGTCGGGGAAGGTCGGGTCGATCGGCGTGTTCGCCGCCCACGAGGACATCAGCGCGATGGAAGAGAAGCTCGGCGTCAAGACGACGCTCGTCAGCGCCGGCAGGTTCAAGACGGAGATGAGTCCGTTCGAGCCCCTGTCGGATGAGGCGCGGGCGGCGTTGCAGGCCCGCGTCGACACCGTCTACGAGATGTTCGTGAATGATGTGGCGGCCGGCCGACGTGTTACTCCGGATGCTGTTCGCGGCGGGTTCGGGGAAGGTCGCCTGGTAACGGCGTCAGACGCGCTCCGCGAGGGGATGGTCGATGGTGTAGCGACGCTCGAGGAGTCTGTCACTAGACTAGCCCGTAGCGGGGCGGTAACGAGCACGTCAGCAGCGTTCGCCATGGCGACCAGCTCGAACTCGACTGCGAACTTCCAGGTACGCTATGCCCGTCCGCCCGGTGAACCCGCCGCAGGGCCGATCGCATCCCACTCGACCGTCGTCGTCGATGAGCCATGGGACGGCCCCGGTCAGGTGGCCGCCTGCCCGGCCGAACGAGGGGCGCTCAGGCGGATGCACGCCTGGGTTGACGACGACAGCGACCCTGGCGCCAAGAGTTCCTACAAGTTCCCGCATCACATGATGGGCGACGACATGCCCGGTCCCGCGAACGTCAACGGAATTCGGAACGGGCTCGCCCGGCTGCCGCAAGCCAACATCCCCGACGCGGATAGAGTAGGCGTTGAACGCCACCTGCGTCGTCACCTCGATGACTTCAATGATCAGGCCGCCATGAGCGGCCTTTCTTTCACCGATGAGGCTGACGCCCTGCGTGACAGGACCTCTCACCTCGTCGATCGTGCGACCTCGCTTGCCGAGGTTGAACGCGGCGGCCTTACGGTCGCCAAGCGCGAGCGCCTGACCGCTTGTACGGGGGAGCTGCGCGGGGCCGCCCAGAAGCTCGATGAGCTGCTGGCGGCGACAGACAGCAAGCGGACTGCCGAGCTGCTGCGCCAACGGGCGCGGTACGAGCGGCAGCGCAACCTCTAGGAGGAGAACATGAGCAAGCTCACGGACCTTCGCGGTCAGCTCGACGCTGCCCGCAACGAACTCGCCGCCATTTTCAAGGAGGCCGGCGAGGACATGGACATGAGCAAGGTCACCGTGATCGAGGGTGACTCGAAGGCGAAGGTCGAGTACATCGGCCAGGTGAACGACAAGATCGACGACTACGCCAAACAGCTCGAGGAGTTCAACGCGCTCGACGCGATGCGACTCCGCGCCGACGAGCTCGGCCAGGTGCAGCCGCACCCCGGCCACATCATTACCGGTCGCCGTGACCGCTCCGAGCTGAAGTCGCTGGGCGAGTTGTTCGTCGAGTCGGACGCCTACAAGGGGCGGCAGGGTGGCAGCCACGCGCCAGGCCCGCTGAGCGTTCTCGATCTTGGCCCCAACGAGATCAAGGCGACGCTGTTCGAGACCTCGGCTGGCTGGGCACCCGAGTCGGTCCGGACTGGCCGTGTCGTCGAAGACGCATTGCGGCCGATCCAGCTCATCGACCTGATTCCAACTGCGGCGACGACGCAGGCGGCGATCGTCTACATGGAGGAGACGACCGCTACCTCGGGTGCGGCGACCCGCGCGGAGGGCGCAGCCTACGTTGCCTCCACGCTCGCCCTGACGGAACGGTCGAAGACCGTCCGCTCGATCGGCACGAGCATCCCGATCACCGACGAGCAGCTCGAGGACGTCGCCCAGG